CAAACAAACCAAATGTGCCTAACGTGCCCAACAAGCCCAACAAGCCCAACGTGCCCAACAAACCCAACGTACCAAACAAACCAAATGTGCCTAACGTGCCCAACAAGCCCAACAAGCCCAACGTGCCCAACAAGCCAAATGTACCTAATGTCGCATTAAATCAAAAGAAACGTTCACTCTTAAATAAAATTGCGGAAGCTAAATCAAATGGCGTTACATTTAATTTCAATGTGAATGTTGAAAGTTTAAATTCTTTTGATAAACTTGAAAAGTTGAATAAAAATGTTGATAACAGGATTGAAAATGTAATAAATAAAGGTAGAAAAATGTTATCCAATAAAATTATCAATAAAAATTTAAAAAATCAATACATGAACAAAATAACCGGAGTCAAGACCTTAAAAAACCTGAAAAATATCGAGAAAGAAATTGAATCTGACATCAAAACAAAAAAAAATACTAAAAACACTGAATTACGAAACTATACAAAAGAATTAGGTCTTAATAACACCGAAACTCAAATTATTATTGGTCGAAACTTGTCATTAAATGATGGTAAGGAAATGGCTAAAAATATATTAGATAAGAAAAAAAGACTTGAACTTACTCAACTTCTTGATAAAATGAGAATTCCCGTTGTCAATAGGAAACAATTCTACAATAAAATTACCTTGAATTCTAAAATCAATAATATCGAAAAAGATGTTAAAAATTATTTAAAAATGAAATCAAGAGAAAATGTTTCAAATGTTTCGAAAATTCTAGATAATTATAATATTGAAAATAAAGATCGAACCAACATTTTAAAAGCTTGGAACGCATATGAACTCGATACCATTAACGATTTGAAACGTGTAGCATCGAATCGTGCAAAAAACAAAAACGATAAAGAAGTTGCGTTTAAACAATACTTACAAAACGATCTTCAACTTTTACCAAATGATGTTGAACGCATGATGAAAGAATTTAGAAATGATTCTTCTAACATGAAACTTTTGAGAAACCGTGGTAAGGAAGTGCGAACTTTATATAATCAAAAAAATAGATTGACCGAAAGAATACGGAAAGCTAGAAACGAAAATAAATTGAATCTCAAAATAAAATTAAATATTAAATCGATGAAAGACGTCGAAAAAATAAACAATAAAATTAATCAGGCGTATATTGGTAAAAGTAAAAAGGAGTTAGCTCGTCGAGCATTAAACCGAGACATTGACATATCCGATGAACTTGAAGCTATTAAAACAAGTAACAATGTACAAAAATTGAAAAATAAATTGAATAGTATAATCAATAATAAAAAGAAAAATGATTTACAAAAACTTCAAAATGTGATTAAAAATTTAAATCAAGAAAACAAAAATAGATTTTTACAAAAATTTAAAAATCAAAATAATTCTTTAGATACTCTCATAGAAAATGTTCAAAATTATAAGGACAAAACAAAGTTGGAAAATATTCTAAAAAATCTTTCAAATATCCCTGAAAATAATAAGAATAAGTTGAGAATGAATTTCAAGTCGGGTGTCGATCTTAACAAAGTCATTCTATCGGCAAAGCGTCTGAATGCAACGATGAAATCGAGAAAGTCCACGAAAAAGTTGCTTACCAACTATGTATCCTCGAAGAATTTGGGTGAAAATGGGGATAAACTTATTAAAAATTTCATGAATGGTCTTCTCACTGCAAAGAAGGTGAGAGAGGAAGCTAACAGACAGAGAATGGCTCTTAATGCTGAAATTGTCACAAATAAGAAAAAGAAAGTTCGTGAAATGATAAAAAATACAAATTTAGACAATAAAGATAAAAATCGTTTCATTAACAATGTTAAAGTAAACACGGATATTGATAATTTGGAAAAGAATATACAGAAGATCAATAAAGAAATCAAAAACAAACGTGATACATTCACAAAAAAACAAAGTGAATTACAAAACTTTCTCAATGGTCTCTCAGAATTGAATGCCAAACAGAAAACCAAGATTATGGGTAAAGTAAAGAATCACACAACCGATATTAATCGTCTTAAGCGTGAAGCGGAAAAAATTGATAAGGCGAAAAAAGCGGGTAAGAGAAAGTCCGAACAGCGTTTAGCTGGTGAAGAGATTCGACGTAAGAGAGCTGAACCCAAAGAAGAGAATAACTTCAATGCAGCTCGAGCTATGGAAAACTTGAATCTTAAAAATTATGTGATGAAATCGTCGTTATCTAAGAATAGCAAAAATCGTTACATCAAACAGATAGAGAGACCCGGTACAAATCTCAAACCTCTTCGTAACCTTATAAATAGTGAAATACGTTTAATAAACACGCAAACGAAATTGAAAAATAGTGTCTTAAAAGCAGTCAAGGGGGTGACTGGTCAATATAGGCGAGGGTGGGAAAAAGCCATTAATGAAACTCGCAGTTCGAAGGAAGTTGGCGAACTTCTCAAAAGACTCGAAGCAAAAATAAAGCTTCGTCGTGAGATTAACAATAGTACTATCGGACTTTTGAAGAAACGAGGACATCTCACTCGTGTTATGAATCTCGGTGATGATGAAGTTAAACGTCGCGTCATCTTTGAAAATCAGTCTCGACCAATGTTACGGATAAATGCTAATAATATTTACCCTAATTCAAACTCTAATAACAACAATAACAAGCCTGTCATGAAACAAAATCCACTATTTCAACCAACCATGAAAAATAACCCCATTTTTGAAAACAATAAATTACCCACTCTATCGAACCGAGGTAAGTATACCTCACTGATAAACACTACAATGAAAAAATTACCAAAAGGTACCACTAATGTGACTCGTAAAAAATGGGAAAATAAGAAGAGAATGTTCAGACGTAGGATTACAAAAGCGACATCATTACGCGATGTGAAGAAGGCATATGAAGATGCAAAGTCTGAGTACAATAATCTTATGAAACCTAAGTCAACATGGAAAAATGAATATAATAAGAGATTGTAATCATGGACGACGATTGTACCGTTGTGACAGACATGCCCCTTAGTGACGAAGTCGTTGATTACATTGAGTGTGGTCTTCATCGTGACATGTCGAATGAAGATGTGTTGGAATGGTGTGATAATAATGTACTCGAGATTTCAGAAATCTATGAAAAGTATCGTGGGTCTCGATATGCATACACCGACGCCGAGCATGTTTTATTTTTTACTCAAAGTGTCTACGATCGAGATGATAGAAGAGAGATGATTGGACTTTTCGTAGACTGTCAATAATTGTAATTAAAGAAATAATGTCCCTTTAATTTAATGGAAAATTGTGATGTTTGCTGTGAAAAACTAAACAAGATAAATCACAAAAAAGTTAAGTGTCCTTTTTGTGATTTAACGAGTTGTAGAACCTGTTCCCAAAGATATATACTCGAATCATTTGAAGACCCACATTGTATGGGTTGTAAAACATTATGGAATAGGGAATTTGTAGATTCATTCTGTACCAAGTATTTTAGAAATACAGAGTTGAAACGTCATCGCGAGAATGTTCTTTTCGAGAGAGAGAGAGCGCGCATGCCCGAAACACAACCCGAAGTTGAACGAATCCAACATATGCGTCGATTACGGCGGATCATTCGTCAACAAAAGGAGGCTCTCATAGAACTTCATCATCGTTATCGAACATTTGAAATTGATATTCCATTACCACCGGAAATTCGAACACTTTACAAGGAGATGGAGAATACATACCGACATTTGGAAGAATTGAGAAATGGTGGGACATTCATAGATAGTGAACCTCGAAAATTCGTGCGTCAGTGTCCCGTAGAAGAATGTAAAGGATTTCTAAATGAAGATTGGTATTGTGGATTGTGTGCGCGCAACTACTGTAAAGATTGTAATGAACCACTCGTACCCGGACATGTATGTGATCCAGAAACTGTAAAAACGATGAAACTTCTCAACAAGGATAGTAAATCTTGTCCTAAATGTGGAACTGTAATACATAAGACAAGTGGATGTGCGCAGATGTGGTGCATTTCATGTCATACAGCATTCAATTGGCGAACGGGTGAAATTGAGACAGGTCGGATACATAATCCACATTTTATCGAATTCAAAAAGAAGACGATGATGTCTCGGGAACATGGAGACATTCCGTGTGGTGGTGTTCCATCTTTTAGGGAGCTTCGCGAAATCGGAGCGTCGAATGAAATACTCCAGTACGCTATGGTTGTACACCAAATGGAACGTGAAAATATGTACATTGATCTAACACCAATTGATAATAGAAATCTTCGTGTAGCATACATGCTTAACGATATTGATGAGAATGACTTTAAAAATTTTTTACAGCGTCAAGAAAAATTTAAAGACAAAAGTAGGGATCTTTCATATATTTTTGAGATGATGGCAAATACGGGTGGTGACCTCCTTCGTCAATATGTTATCGACACCGAAAGACACGACGAGATTATCGACCTTTTAAAAAAGATTGTCGATTATGGAAATGAAATTTTCGAGACGATTCGAAAACGATATAATTGTAAACTTCCCCGTAATATTTATATTTGAATACATTAAGATGATACTTATTTTGTTTTTAATCTTATTGATTATTTTCATGATACCAGTGTATCCACAGCCGAGGATTTTTCACAATTTCATCACACCTCAGGAACGAAAACATATCATGGAAGCGGCGAGTAAAGAATTAAAACCTTCGGCAATTTCGGAAACTAAACACATAAATGAAACTATTCGTAAAAGTGAAACAGCTTGGTTGAGTCGCGAAGATCCCGTCGTGGATACAGTTATCCGTAGATGTTTAAAACACGTGGACAGACCTATCGATAATTGTGAAAGGTTACAAGTACTTAAATACAAACCAGGTGGTCATTATTCTCCACACCAAGATTGCTTTGACCGTGATGATAATCCAAGAATGTATACATTTATTCTTGCACTTAACGACGAGTATGAAGGTGGTGAGACTGTTTTCCCAAACATAGGTAAAAGATATAAACTCAAATCTGGTGATGCTCTCTTTTTCGACACACTTGACAACTATGAGTTTATCACATCCAAGGCTTTACACGGCGGGGAACCTGTAAAGTCTGGTGAAAAATGGATTTGTAATTTATGGGTCAGGAAGTATCCTTACGGCATCTGATTGCTTCATCGATTCTCTCTTTACTCAAGTTGAAGTATTTCTCTTCGAGTTCGATTCCTATAAATTTCCTATTTGTATTTACACACGCGACACCACTCGTGCCTGAACCCATCGTGCTGTCGAGTACTACACCACCCTCATTCGAATATGTCTTGATGAGATACTCGAGAAGTTTCACGGGTTTTTGTGTTTCGTGAATGGTATTGTTTTCGATATCAAACTCTATAAACTCTGTGGGGTAATTCGTAAACTTT